CGGCGCGCTGTCGCCGTCGTACAGTGTCGTGGTCTTGGCGATGGTCTCGAGCGTTTTGAGCGCGGTGTCGAGCTCTGTGTAGCTCTTACCGGTCAGCGTGACGCTGACATCCGGTTCTCCCTGAAACTTGAGAATTTCCATTGAGACCTCAAACTTCGTACTTGCCATGTTGGTTATGCCTCCTGCTTCTTTTCTTTCAGCTTGTTTGATGGGTCGAACCTCCTGCCATCCTCGACGCCGCGCCATGCTGCGTCGAGCTCTCCAACCGTCTTTGGCTGGGGCGTCTTTTTGAACTCTTTCGGCGGTCCCATCTTTTCGAGCTCGTCTTTGGCCTCTTTCGGAACTTTCAGCACAAGGCCGTATTCTTGATTTTCCTCATTCTGTCTTGTGAACGCCTCGTATACGCCTCTGGCGAACCCATAGCCGTAGGAATCACAGATTTTTGCAATCTCCTGCGGTGTGTAATAGTCCCGGTGCTGTTTGCGGAGCTTCTTCTGCTCCGATTTAACGCACCGGACCGCATACCGGAATATCTTTACGCAGATTTCAATATCGCCCTCCAAGCCGATGAATCCGACGTGCCAAACGGTTGTTTTTGCGCTAATTTTGCATCGAAACGCCGAGCAGCAGTAGTTTTCTCCAATAACGATTGAGAGCGGGTCCATCCACGAGTTTGCTTTCTCGGAAAACGTCTCGCGGATGGCCCGTTTTATGACCGTAGCGTTCCGTTCCTCGAGGTCCCGCTCGCTGAGCTTGTGCTCCGCCATAAGCTTGCGGGCCTTGAGCAGGGCGAGCTTTGCCTCCTCCGGCTCCGGGCTCTTTGCAAGAGCGAGGAGCTTTCGGATTTTGTTCTTGTAGTCCATTAGGCTTCAACCTCCTGCGCTACAACTCCCAGTAGCTTACAGCGTGTAAGCATCATCCTCTCTAGCGAGGACTGGTACTTCTGAACTGGCTCCGCAGAGCCCTCAAAACACCGTCCTGCGTACCGCCATGTGCCGCCCTGTCGCTTGAACGTAAGGTAGGTCGGCTGCCAGCGTCCGTTGACATCCTTTGCGGTGCTGATTTCTCCGCCCACCTGCAACAGGCCTGCGCGGTTTGTGCGTGGCGGTAAGACGTCAAGAAAGTAGCCAATCAGGTCCTCGTCTACCTCGTCGCCCGGTTCGAGATAGTCCTCTGCGGTCGGGAGGCCGCTCTCAAACCATTTCCCGAGCGTCTTGAGGCCGGTTCCTGCGCACTCTGCGCGTTGCCTCTCGACTTCGTTGGCAATTAACGCCATCTGCGTGTTGCTCAAAAAAATGTCGCTGCCGTCGTCGAGGCGGAGATAAACGACGGCAGCCTCGAGGAGTGTTACAGGGAGGTCGAGGTATGTCGTTGTCGCTCCGCTCCTGTCAACTACCGGGATGCAGATGCGCTCGCGGGCGGCTCGTCCGCCCCTGTGGTAAAGTATCCTGTCGAATGCGTACCTGCGGCAGTCGCATTTCTCGGTGCAATAATTGACCGCGTCGTCCGGCCACAGGCCGATAATCATAAGTCGCTTCATGCTGTCCTCCTCAAACGTAATCGGCGTACCGGGTGCTGATGCTCTGCACCCACTCTTTGTCCAGCTTGTTGAGGTATGTGCTCCACGCCTCCTCGTAACTGTTCCACCACCATTTCCGGCTCTTGAGGGCAACAATAAGCTGCTGCCGAGGCTTCATAACGAACTTGATGTACGCCCGGTCGCCCATCGTGTAGGCGACGAGGTTCTCGTTCTCGAAAAACTTCTGCCGGTTCAGGTTTGCGAGTTTGCCCTCTTTCCCGGCCGCGTAGAGCTTGGCGATGACGCTGTTCTTGCGCCAGCGGTACTTTTCATGGAGCTTCTCGTAATACTCCATGAAGAGCTCCGGGTCCTTGTTGGCGAGCTCGCACAGGCTCGCGGTAGGATTAAGCGTCGGCCGCTCGATGCAGAATTTGATGTCATCGACCAGTCGCGCAATCTCCTTTGCGTCCTTGTCCTCGATGCGGCCCTGCCAGACTTGCTCCTGCAGGCCGTTGAACCACTCCACGAACTCAGAGGAAAGGCGGAGAATGGTGTCGCTGTGGTCCAGCTTCTTTGCGTTGTACCGCGCCGGTCCTGCGACGGCGACGCTCACATGGGCTGCCTCGTGCCGGAGCTGCTCGCTCCACTTGGCATAAATCTGGTCCACGATTTTCTGCTTGCGGCTGTCCGGGATGTTCCAGCTCATAACTTTCTGGCAGTATACCTCGTACTCGTGTGCCGAAATGTCGCCGCGCTTGCCGCTCATGCTGTTGCTGTTCGCCTGATGAATGAGGCTCTTGTCCAGCTCTTTGATTTTCACTTCACTCATGGTCGGCCTCCTGCGGAGCCTGCACAAGCTCGTAATCAGAGACCTGCTGCTGGTCGAGCGGGGCCGTGTACTCGATGTAACCCCACGCAGGCCGGTCAATGTCCTTGCAATACGTCCGTCCCTCCTCGAAGTTGACGATTGTGGTAATGCTCTCTCCGGGCTGTTTCGGGAACGGGATGCCGCCCACCATCAGCGGGCGGAGGGTGCTGTAATACCTGTAAGCCATAATTTTCTTTCTGCCTCCTGTAATTCAAATGCGAGCTCGTCAAGCTCTTTTTGGATGTCCTCTGCATCTTTGGCAAGCCTCCGCGCGCCCGGCACATCCTGTCTGCCGTTCGCCCTCGCCTCAACCCACATTTCGATGTGCTCATCCGGGTCGAAGTCGTCCGAATAATCCAGAATCTCGTCCGGGAAGTTCTCGACATTCACGCAGACCAAGAAATCTTCTCCGGCCGGTGACCACCACTCGAGCTCCACGCGGCCGTCGTCGGTGTAGCCGCTGACGCTCCACTCGCGCTTCTCGAGAATATCCAAATACTCCTGTCTCAGTTCAGGCATTTCGTCTGCCTCCTCCTGCTCTGTAATCGGCCCATGCCATTGTGATGACCGTCGAGACCTCCCGCAGGCGGCTTATGATGGCCCGGGCTTTCGTGCCGTCGCCGCCTTTCGGGGTGAGGGCTCGCACCAGCTCGTCGGCGTTGTAGTTCGTCGTGATGATGGTCGGTTTCATATCCTCGTACCGGTCGTTGAGAATGGAGTACAGGGTACTCACGCTCCATTCTGTGCACTGTTCCTTTCCGAGGTCATCCACAATGAGCAAATCGACCGTTTTGTACGCCTTGAGTATCTCGTACTCGGTGGCGTCTCCGCTGTCGAAAGCCTCCTTAATGTCGGCCAGCAGGTCGCCGGACGTCTTGCAGACGACCGGGACGCCGCAGCCTATGAGCTGCAAGGCGATGGCGGCCGCGAGGTGCGTTTTGCCGGTTCCGTATGTTCCCTCTATGTAGAGGCCCTCGCCACGCTCTGCGCGCTGTGGAAAGCTGTCTGCATAGGTTTTGGCCGTGTCGTAGCACCGCCTCCGCTCCGGGGTGTCCCGGATGAAGTTGACGAACGTCCGCTGCTGGAAGCGTTTCTTGATGCCGCTCCTGCCGAGTAGCCTCTCGATTTTGGCGCGCCGTTTGGCCTGCGCCGCCTCTTTCTCGGCCTCCGCCTTTTGTCTGGCCTCCTCTGCGTCCGCCTCCGCCCATTTGGCTTTTGCCTGTTCACAGGTGCATCTCTGCGGGAACGGGGCAAACATGAGGACCGTTCGGCCCATCACGAGGGCCTCGTGGTACAGTTTCCGGCCGCAGAACTCGCACTCGACCGGCTCCGGGATTTCGCGCTGGCAGTTGTAACCACCAGCCAGAATATCCTTGCTTGTCGGCCGTCGGTGCTGTGTGGTCTCAACCGAACGAGTCGAATCCGCCGGACGGAGTGAATCCAGCATAGCCGTCAGCGTTTCCACGCTGCTCACCTCCTGTGTAGTCGTTCATGTAGCCTTTTGCATTAAGCCAGCTTGCCGGGTTTGGCGTGAATTGCCGCTCCCTGAATCGGCTGTCATATTTCTTTGCGGCCTCAACCGCCGCGATGATTCTGTCGGTCGCCGCGTCGTCCGGCTCCGGGTTGATTTTGGCCCACGCCCGCTCTGCCGTGGCCCGGTCCACCTTCTTCGGGTAGGCCGCGTAGAAGCGGTCAAACCGTTCGGCCTGCTCTGCCGAGAGGCTCCCGGCTTTACGCCGGGGAGCTTTCGGTTTGTCGTGCTCCTCCGGCGCGGGCTCCGGTACGGCCGGTGGCGTTCCCTCCGCCTCTGTGTCCGCTGCGGGCTCCTGTGCAGGGCTTTCCACCCTGCGGCCGGGAAAGTTATCGACCGACGGTTTCGTCGGTGCTGCGGTGCGCTTGGAGTAAAGCTGGCGGAGGTTCTCAAGGAGGGACTGCACCCAAATGACGCGACAGCTCTCCCACAGCTCCTTGTCCACCTTGCCCATGGAGGCGAGCGTGTTCAGGATGGCCTCCGCTGTTTCGGCTGTAACTCCGGTGACGGCGAGTAGGTACTCCCAGCCCATCTTGTCCCAGCAGTCGTAATACTGGCCGTCTGCCGCGCAAAGAAGTTCGAGCAGCTTAAACCAAAAGGCATACCCGTCGTTTCCCCAGTTCTTTTCAAGGATGAACTTTGTCCGGCTCTTTTCCCCGACGTAATGGGGGAAGTAGTCGGCGGTCTGCCTGTTGCTCCTTCCCAAGTCTCGCACCTCCTTTCTGCTGGTGATTTCAAGAGTAGATAACCTTGCTGCCCTCCGCCGTCTTTACGACGTCAACGGACTGCGGGAAACGGGCTTTCATCTCCGGGTCGTGAGTGATAGCCATAATCTTGAGCGAGGAATACCGTTTCTGGATGGCCTCGAGGGCGTCGCAGTAGGCCTGTACGCCCTTGTCGTCGAGGAACGGCGGTTCGTCAATAAACAGGAATCCGAGCTGCACTCCTGCGGTGCTGCTCTTGAGCTCCGCCAGCGCAAGGATGACCGAGAGGGCCGCCTTAACGCGCTCGCCGCCGGAACGGCTCATGTAGGGCAGAGCTCCGGTCGCCGCGTCGTTTACGATGACGTCCAGCGCGGTGACCTCTTTCTTGCTGTTGCTCTTGAGGGTCTTTTCCATGCGCATCTCGATGCTCATGTGGCCGCCTGACATCTGGCCGATGATGCTCGTCGCGGTCGCCTCGAACAGCGGGACGATGCTGCGGACGATGTTGTGCGGGATGCCATCCTGTGAGAAAGCCCGCTTGAGCTCCTCGTAGCCCGCTGCAAGCTGGCCCTGTTCCGTTGCCTGACGGCGAAGAACTTCAAGCTTTGCCTCTGCCGTCTCGATTTCTTCCATCTGCCTGCGGCTGTGTCCGGCCTGCTGGTCCAGCTCCTCAATACGGATGTTGTCCACCGTGAGGGCTGCATCCGCCTCCGCGTACTGCTCCTTGAGCTCGTCAACATCGGCCCGCTCCTTTGCGAGGGTCAGAATCTCCGCGTTGATGCCATCAATCGCCGTCCGGGCCTTTTCTGCGTAGGTCAGGAGCTCCGTGAGGCGGGTCTGCGCTGCGCTCTTTTTAGCCTCCGCTGCCGGGAGCAGTTTTTCCAGCTCGATGTATTTCTTAACGTCCGAAAGCTGCGCTTCAATGCTGGCGAGTTCCGCTGCGTTCTGCCGGAGCTTTTTCAGTTCGTCCTCAACGACGAAGCGGTCAGCCTCGAGACTCTCGATATTGGCTGGGATGGTTTCAAGTTCCTCGTCGATGGCCTTGATGCGCTCTTTAACTTCTGCGAGGCGTTCTTTCTGCGCCGTCAGCTTTGCGAACCGCTCCGAGGCTTTCCGCAGGTCTGCAACGAGGAACCGCTGGGCCTGCAAGTCCTTGCGGCAGTTGAGGTCCGTCGCCTTTTTCTTTGCGGCCTGATACTCAGCGTCGAGCTGCTCGGCGCGCTCCTTGGCTTGCTGCCGGTAGGTTTCCAGTTCCGTCTCGGCCGCAGGCAGTTTCTTTTTCGCCTCCACTGCATCCTGCAGGAAACGGCACTCCGGGTTCTCGACCGGGCAGCCGCAGGTCTCGAGCATGATGGCCCGGGAGCGGATATGCATGACCTCGCTCTCTTTTATGCCGAGCCAAGACTGTACCCGCGCGGTTTCTGCGTTCTTGGTTTGGAGCAGCTTCATGGCCTCTTGGTCTGCTGCGAGATACTGCTCGTCCTGTTCTTCCAGCGCGGTGAGCCGTTCGCTCGCTCCTGCGAGGTCTGCCGCTTTCCGTTCGAGCTCGTCATAGTCCGCGAGGGCCTGCTCATAGCTCCAACACGTTGCCTGTGCAGAAAGTTTTTCGGCCTCGAGGCTGCTTTTCTTTTTCCGCTGGGCAGAGAGCGCGGCCATAACGTCCCGCAGCTTTTCTTCCTTGGGCTGAATCAGGGCCGCCGTTCCCAGCAGCTCCTCCCGCCGTGCGGAAAGTTTTCCGTAACTCTGGCTGCCCGCCTCGACCTCCTCGCGCTTATCGAGGAGAGCCTGCGCATCGGAAATCTGCGCTCTGCAAACAGCCTGCGCACTGGCGTTCGCGTTCTTCTCCGCAATCCAAGAGCCGAGCTCGCTGGTGAGCTTTTCTGACCGTTTCTGTGCCTGCTTGGCAATGTCGAGCTTTGTCTGCGCCTCGCTCATGGCCTTTGTATAGATGGCCCTGTCTGCTACCGCGCTGGCCTTTTCGATGGCCGTCTTGTTCATGGCTGCCTCGACTGTTGCCTTGTCCGGCATCGCTCGGCCGGTCTCCTCCTGCAAATCCGCGATGCGACGGAGTTCCCGGTTGGCGTCCGCTGCCCGGTTGGCCGCCATGCTCTCCATGCGGTCATAAATGCCGAGGCCGAGGATGTTTCCGAGAATTGCCATGCGGTCCGCCTTGTCGGCCTGCAAAAAGAGGC